CTACAGGATTCACAGTAACATCTGGTGCGGCTGTAGATGATGTATTGGTATTTGAAAACGGTGTATGTCAAAAACCAACAACAGATTATACTATTTCAGGAACAACTTTAACATTTACAACGGCTCCCGCTAGTGGGGTAGCAATACAGATTAGGGAGTTACCAGCGTAGGTAGATAAATAGAGATATGACAACAAAGATTACAAATGACAACTTAGTAGATAGTGCAAAAATAGTAAGGGGAGATACTGCTCCATCAAGTCCTGTTGAAGGAGATTTGTGGTATGACACATCATCAGAAACACTAAAATTTTATCAAGGTTCAGCTGGGATTTTTGTGAAAGTTTCTGCCGCTATAACTGTATTAAATTCTGTTTCGGGAAATTTATATGCAGGGGCAGCATCAACATTAACGCTTACTGGAGAAAACTTTTTAACAGCTGATTTAGTAGTTAACTTCACACAAATATCCGATTCTATTGATGTAGATGTTACAGTTACACCTGCAAGTGATACAAGTGCAACTGTTACAGTTCCTAGTTCTGTATATTCAAATGTAACTTCAGGAAATATAGTATCAATTACTGCTGCCAATTCAGATAATACAACATCATCAGCTCAGAACAAAACAGCAATCGCTGCTCCTTCAGGAGGTACGATATCTACTTCAGGCTCTTATAGAATTCACACATTTAATTCTTCTGGAAGTTTTGTCAATACTGTTTCAAGTTTAGACACTCAATACCTGGTTATCGCTGGCGGCGGTGGCGGTGGCGGTGAAGGTGCCACTTATGGTGGAGGCGGCGGAGGTGCAGGCGGATATAGAAATTCTGTTCCTGGAGAAAGTTCAGGCGGTCCTTCTTCAGCTGAAACTCCACTCTCTTTATCTACAGGCACATATCCTATCACAGTTGGTGCAGGTGGAAATAGAGGCGACCTGAACAACGGTTCATTAGGAGGCAACTCAGTATTTTCAACAATCACATCAACAGGCGGCGGCGGAGGCCAATCTGGTACCTGTGCTACTTGGCCAACTTCAGACGGAGGTTCTGGAGGAGGTGTAGGTGGAACACGAGATGCTGAATCATACGGTTCAGGCATATCAGGACAAGGAAATCCTGGCGGTGGAAACACCGGTTCAGGAACAGGCGGCGGCGGCGGTGGTGCCGGTCAAGCAGGATTTAATGACAATCCAGCCGGTCCTTATACAGTAAATGTTAAACATAATGGCGATGGCGGAGACGGCTTAGCAAGTTCAATAACAGGTTCACCAGTTTTTAGAGCCGGCGGTGGCGGTGGCGGTGACCGTGGTGGTCAAGGTCCAACCACATATGGTTTAGGCGGCCAAGGCGGTGGCGCTGATGGAGCAAGTGACTGTAAAGGCACAAATGCAACTACAGCCACAGCAAATACAGGTGGCGGAGGCGGTGGCGCTTCTTCAGATGATTTAAATAGTTCGGCTGGTGCATCTGGTGTTGTAATAATTAGGTATCAATTATAGGTAAAATAAATGAAACATTTTGCAAAAATAGTAAAAGGTAAAGTCGTAGATATTATTGTAGCGGAAACATCTTTTTTTGATGATTTTGTTGATAGTTCTCCTGGTCAATGGATAGAAACTTCTTCTGAAACAGAAGGTGGTGTTCACAAATCTGGCGGCACACCATTAAGAAAAAATTATGCAGGCATTGGTGACACTTATGATTATGAGAGAGATGCTTTTTATACAACTAAACCTTATGAAAGTTGGACTTTAAATGAAACAACTTGTAAATGGGAAGCACCTTTAGTAAAACCTACAGTTGCAGATAATCAAGTATGTCATTGGAATGAGAGCGCCTATCAATCAGATAATACTACTGGTTGGATTTTAACCACTCTAACAGGTGACAAATAATATATAAATAGTATTACATAAACTTAAAATTGGGTAGACTTACGAGGCAGCCCATAAAATAGGAGAAAATAAAAATGGCACATTTCGCTAAATTAGGAATCAACGGCAAAGTTCTTTCAGTAGAAGTTGTCGCTGATGCAGACTGCCAAGGTGCAGACAACACAGAAATAGAAGATGTTGGAATTCAGTTTCTAACAAGAATTCACGGTTGGCCACTTTGGGCAAAAACTTCATACAATACAAGAGGTGGAAAATACTACAACGCTGACGGTACTGAAGCTGACGACCAATCAAAAGCATATAGAGGTAACTACGCAGGTATTGGTTACACTTGGGAAGAAGATAATGACATCTTCTGGCCAAAACAACCACACGCAAGTTGGGTAAAAAATACTACAACTGCTTCTTGGGACGCTCCAGTAGCAAAACCAAGTTTAACAACTGAACAACAATCTCAAAATGATGCTAACACACATGATTGGTCATATGTTTGGGACGAAGATGCTTACCAAGCTGATAATACAGCAGGTTGGTCGTTAGTTGACGGCTTAGCATAAGAAAATTAAATTATAAATTTAGTATTAAAAGTGAGGTGTTATTATGTTGCATAAGCAACCTTTAGCTGAACAGTTTATCATTTACGGCGAGCTTGATGATGTGTCAAAGGTAGATATTAAACTACTTAGAAATCACACATTGTCAAGTTTTGCCGATACTTTAGATAGTTCACATCTTAGATGGAAAAAACATTACCGTAAAGTAAATTATCATCAACACATTCAATGGGTACAAGATTATATTAGAGACCATTGGAGAGAAAAATATGATTTTACTTTAGTACCTTTGGTAAATGATGGTATATCAGGTTTAATTCAACAAACAAACGAAGTTATACCTGTTCATCAACATATAGATGAATTTAATTTACATGGTTCTCCTGATTATTCAGCATTATACTGTGTCGGAATGGGTGAAAAACAATCATCTATTACAATTCATTATGATGATGGTCGTAGAAGAATGAGAAGTTGGACAATACCAATGAAAGTAGGTCAATTTATAGTATGGCCTTCTCATTTAAAACATGAAATTGATAAAAATACTAATAAAGATTTTCTAGTAAATCTGTCTTTTAAGTATCAAAGACTTGACTAAATAATAGAGAGGACACATGAATATATTTGAAAAAATTAAAAGTATTATTTTTCCAAAACCTACAGTATCTAAAAAAGTAGAAAAAATTGATATAAAGGGTTTAGAGAAAAAAACAAAGGCCGAGATTGAAAAACTTGGTCGTACAATTGGAGTTGAATTAGATAAAAGACTTACTAAGGCTAAATTAATTCAACAGTTAAAAAGAGAAAACAAAAAGTTATAATTATGAGTGAACAACCAAAGAATGTTATATCTATTGACGGAAAAGATTATGATTTAGAAGTATTGCCGTTGACATTAAGAAACACAATAGCGGCCAGACAAGAGTTACAAACTTCTAAAGTAAGACATGAAATTGAATTGGAAAAAATTGATGTTCTGACAAATTACTACAACGAAAAAATTGCAGAAGGTATAAAACAATTCAATGGCGGCAGTAGCAAATCTTAGAATAGACCAAGGGGCAACATTTACCTCAGATGTAACTGTTACAAATTCAGACGGCGATGCCGTTGATTTGGCAGGTTACACAGCATCAGCGGCTATGGCAGATGCCTATGGTTCATCTTCATCTACAACAATTACCACAACAATTGCAGCTGATACCACAACAGGTATTATTTCTTTATCTTTAACAGATACTCAAACAACAGCTTTAGATGCGCCGGCAAGATATGTCTATGATGTTTACATTACAAAGACATCCGATAACTCAGTTACTAGAGTAATTGAAGGTATTATTACTGTAAATCCAAAAGTTTAACCTTTCCTCAATATACTTTCGTTATAAATATTACAAAAGAGAGAGGAACCATACATGGTTAAAGCAGTTATTAATCAAACTGGTGGAGTTAGAGCAAATATTAACTCCTCAACTTCAGCGGGACCACAACAAGTTTCAGTACAAGTTCCGAGTACCAATCTTTCGGCAGCGAATAGATTGAGAAGTTTAACAGATGTTGATTCAAGTACACTTACCGATGGCGCCTTATTGCAATATGATGCACCTAGTGATAAATTTGTAACAAAAACAACCATTGAAACCAATACTGGTACAATTATATTCAATGGCGGAAACTTTTAGGAGCTAAGATAAATGTCAACAATTATTCAAATTAAAAGAAGTGCAAATACTTCAGCTCCGTCAGACCTATACCTCGGTGAATTAGCTTATACATATGGAACAGGTACCCAAGGCAATAACGGTGATAGACTGTTTATTGGTGAAGGCGGTGTCGGCGGTGATGGTTTTGCAAACAATGTCACAGTCATAGGTGGCCAATATTTCGTAGAAAAACTAGACCATGTAGATGGTACACTCACAGCAAATTCAGCATTAACAGTTGATAGTAACCTTGCAATTGATACACTCAATATAGGTAACTCAACAACTGTAGGCGGTTCAGTAAAATTAAATGAAGGAACAAATAACGGTTCAAATTATATTGCGTTAAAAGCTCCTAATGCAGTAACAAGCACAACAACATTTGTTCTTCCAGACGGCGATGGTTCAAATGGACAATTTTTACAAACAGACGGTTCAGGAAACTTATCTTTTGGAACAGTAACACAAACTCTCTCTATAGCTGCTGATACTGGTTCAAATGATTCTGTATCTACTGGTGAAACAATTACATTCTCAGGTGACACAGGCATTACAACAAGTGTTACAGATAATGAAATTTCAATTGACTTAGATGACACAGCAGTATCTCCAGGTTCTTATGGTTCTGCTACAGCAATACCAACTTTCACAGTTGACCAACAAGGTAGATTAACAGCAGCTGGTTCTGCTTCAATCTCAACAACATTAACAATCGTTGATGAAAGTTCAACAGCGGCTACAATTAGTTTAGCAACAGACACACTTAAAATTACAGGTGGTTCTGGTATTACTACAGCGGCTTCTGGTGATACAATTTCAATTAACTTAGATTCAAATGTTGTAACAGAAGATTCAACAGATACACTAACTAACAAAACTATTGATAGTGCTAATAACACATTAACTTTAGATTTATCAGAAGGTACTTTAACAGGTACAACTGCTGAATTTAATACAGCACTAAGTGATGGTTCATTTGCTACTTTAGCAGGAACAGAAACACTTACCAATAAAACTATTGATAGTGCTTCTAACACATTAACTTTAGATTTAGGTGAAGGTACTTTAACAGGTACACTTGCAGAATTTAATACAGCTTTACAAGATGATAGTTTTGCTGGTTTAGCTGCAACGCAAACACTTACAAATAAAACAATAAGTGGTTCTTCAAATACATTATCAAACATTGCAAACAGTTCGTTAACAAATTCATCTATCACAATTGGTTCTGATAGTGTATCATTAGGTGCTACACAAACAGACTTAAATGGTATCACTTCTTTAGATGTAGATAACATTACAATTGATGGTAACACAATCACATCAACTGACTCAAATGGCGACTTAATATTAGATGCTAATGGTACAGGTGATATTGATGTTAACTCTAACAAAATTGTAAATGTTGCAACCCCAACTGCTGACAATGATGCAGCTAACAAAGCATATGTTGATGGTGTTGTAAACGGATTAGATGTAAAAGAATCTTGTCAATTAGCAACAACAGCTAACTTATCAGCAACATACGACAATGGTGCAGGTACTTTAACTGCTGGTTCAAATGGTGCATTATCAATTGATGGTGTAACACCAAGTGTTGATGACAGAATTCTTGTAAAAGACCAATCAACTCAAACACAAAACGGTATTTACAAAGTTACTACAGTAGGTGACGGCTCAACAGCTTTCGTATTAACAAGAAGTCCAGATGCTGACACAGCTTCAGAATTAACCGGTGGTACTTTCTTCTTTGTTGAAGCAGGTTCTACTAACGCAGATAATGGTTATGTTGCAACACATAATGGTACACCGACTTTTGGTTCAACAAGTATTACATTCTCACAATTCTCTGGCGCAGGTCAGATTAGTGCTGGTGATGCCTTAACTAAAACAGGTAACCAATTAGATGTTGCAGTAGATGACAGTTCTATCGAAATATCAAGTGATGCTTTACAAGTTAAAGCTTCAGGTATTACAAATGCAATGTTGGCTGGTTCTATTGAAAATGCGAAGTTAAGTAATTCATCAATCTCAATTGGTGGTATCACATTTAACTTAGGCGATACAGATGCAACTCCAGCTTTAGACTTATCAGATGCAACAAATTATCCAACAAGTTCACTTTCTGGTACAATTGCAAACAATCAATTAGCAAACTCAACTGTATCTTTCTCAGATGACAGTTCAACTTCTGTTTCAGTTGGTTTAGGTTCAACTCTTGCAATTAACGGCGGTGAAGGTGTGGATGCTACAATCTCAGGCAGTACATTGACGATTGCAGGTGAATTAGCAACAACTTCAAATATTGGTGTTGCTTCATTCAATTCAGCAAACTTCTCAGTAAGTTCTGGAGATGTAACAGTAACGGCTATTGACGGCGGCACATTTTAATTAAGTCGTCAGCGATTAGAGGATATTATTAATGGCGACTCAGATAAAATTAAAACGAGGAACGACTACACCGACTGCTAGCGATATAGCTAACGGTGAAGTAGCAATTGATACCTCTGCCAAAAAGTTTTATATTAATGATAACGGCACAATCAAAGAAATTGGCGGCGGCACTTCTTCAGGAGATAGTTCATCTCCCTTATCAGGCGATGTAAGAGGTTATACAGGTGACGGTTCAACTGTTGCATACACAGTAACAAGTGGTGCAGATGTTGAAAATGTTTTAGTATTCATTAACGGTGTTTTCCAACGACCAACTACCGATTATACAGTATCAGGAACAACTTTAACTTTTGGCACGGCACCAGTCAATGGTGATGCCATTACAATTAAAGAATTAGTTGAAGGTGAAAATACTTTCAATGATAATCCACTTGTAAGAGCCTATACAGGTGATGGTTCGACTGTTGGTTATAATGTCACAACAGGAAAATCACAAGAAGAATTTTTAGTATTCATTAATGGTGTTTTCCAAAGACCAACTACAGATTTCACAGTATCATCTGGCACGCTAACTTTTGGTACAGCACCAACAAATGGTGATGTTATATCAATTAAAGAATTGGCCGAAAGTTCAGGTGCTTTATTAACAATTGTTGACGATACATCTACAACAACAACAATTAGTAAAGGTGAATCATTAAAAATTTCAGGTGGGTCAAATGTAACAACTTCTTTAAGTGGTGATACATTAACAATTAACTCATCTGCTAGTGGTGATTTAACAATTGCTGACGATAGTTCGACTACAACAACTTTAGATTTAGCTAATGATACTTTAAAAGTTGCAGGCGGTACAAATATTACCACATCATTATCTGGCGATACACTTACTATTAATGGTCCAGATTTATCTAGTTATCTTACAAGTGAAACTAACGATTTAACATCAAATGTAACATGGGCAAATGTTCCAGATGCAAACATTACAGAAAGTTCTGTTACACAACATCAAGCAGCTTTAAGTATTACAGAATCACAAATTAGTGATTTAGGTTCTTATATAACAACATCTAGTTTTAATGTAGTAGATGATAGTTCTACATCATCATCTATTGGCACAAATGAAACATTAAAAATTATTGGTGGGACAAATATAACTACAAGTATTTCTGGAGATACATTAACGATTAATGGTCCAGATTTAACAAGTTATGCCACACTTACAGGCACACAAACACTTACAAATAAGACAATTAGTGGTTCATCAAATACTTTATCAAATATTGGTAATTCTAGTTTAACAAATTCATCTATTACTATAAATGGTACGGAAGTATCATTAGGTGGTAGTACAACAATTTCAACCGCTTCAACTTTAACAATTTCGGATGATAGTTCAACAACAGTTGGTTTATCATTAAATACAGATACATTAAAAGTTGCAGGTGGTTCTGGTGTTACAACTTCAATATCAGGTGACACTTTAACAATTTCAGCTAGTGGGACAAGTGATGTATTTAAAAACATTGCAATGCCAGATGGTTCAACAGTTGTATCTGCTGATAGTTCAACTGATACATTAACTTTAGCACAAAACGGATTAATTTCAATAACAGGAGATTCTTCAACAGATACCGTTACAGTAGGAACAGTTTCGTCTGTTGTTATGCCTTTTTTAAAGGCAGATGGCAGTTCTTCAGATATTGATTTGCAAACTTCAGGCACTTTAGCAGAAGCATTAAGTAGCCTACATATACCATTTACATTAGCAGATGGTTCAAATGTAACAACTTTGGCGGTAGCGTAATATGGCAATAAAAACACCAATAAAAGCAACATTCACAGGCAGTGATGTAACAGGTCTTGCCGAATATCAAGCAGCCGATTTTATCGGTGTTGCTGATGGTGGTTCAGGTGCTGTAACATTTACTGCTGGTATTCTAACAGCAGATGGTACAAACGCATTTACAACAGTCACAGCGCCATCTGGTACAATTGTTGGTACAAGTGATACTCAAACACTTACAAATAAAACTATTAGCAGTGCTTCAAATACAATCACAATTACCGAATCAAATATATCAGATTTACAATCATATATTTTAGCTGATAGTACAGATACACTTACAAATAAAACAATAAGTGGTTCTTCAAACACATTATCAAATATTAGTAATGCAAGTTTAACAAATTCAA